TACTATACTGCCGCAGTCACCAACAGCTTTACTCGAATTCTAAATGTGGAAAAGCGCAATCAAAACATACGTGACGACATATTAGAGATGTCGGGTCTTAATCCCTCTTATACTCGTCAGGGCATGAGTGGTGGATATAGTGGTGGAGGGGGGCACGAATCAGACGAATAGTTATATCTTATAGAGTCAAGACTCAACCAGACACTTATTATATTATTAAGAAATAATTTGGCAAATTGTAATTTGCTATCTCACAACAACTTGTGTTAAAATAATAAAATGACTAATTTATTTAAAAAGGCAGCAGTCTTTACCGATCTCCATATCGGGCTCAAGAGCAACAGTATTTTACACAACGAAGATTGTTGGAATTTTATCAAGTGGATGACCGCTAAAGCTCTTGAGGAGGGGTGCGAAACCGCTATCATGACCGGCGATTGGCATAACAATCGTGCTAGTATTAATATAATAAGTCTTAACTATTCATTACAATGCTTAGAACACCTTAGTAAGAATTTTAAACAGGTATTTGTAATTCCAGGCAATCACGATTTGTATTATCGAGATAAAAGAGATGTTAATTCTGTTGCGTGGGCAAAACATCTAGAAAATGTTGTGATCATTGACGGATTTATGTCAACTGGAGATGTAGTTTTTGCTCCGTGGCTTGTAGGTGATGATTACAAAAAAATTCCAAAATTAAAAGGCCAATACATGTTTGGTCACTTTGAACTGCCAGGATATTTAATGAATGCCATGATTGCATTACCAGAAGGTCACGGTGATATTAAACGCGAACATTTTAATCACTTTGATCATGTATTCACTGGACACTTTCACAAACGCCAAACACAAAAGAATATTACTTATATTGGAAATTGCTTTCCGCACAATTACGCTGATGCCGGGGATGACGACCGTGGCTTGACTATCCTTGAGTGGGGCAATGAGCCCACATATCATGCGTGGCCTGACCAACCCCGGTATCGTGTATTCAATCTCAGTGATGTGTTACAACACACAGAACAAATGTTGCAACCCGGTATGCACGTCAGAGTCAATTTGGATGTAGATATTAGTTATGAAGAAGCTACATTTATTAAAGAAACATTTACCAATACATATGGCTTGCGTGAAATTACTTTAATACCAGCCAAAGTTACAGAACTTACTGAATATCAAATACAAGGTAATATTGAATTTGAAAGTGTCGATCAAATAGTGTATAGTCAACTTACTACCATAGATAGTACGCAATACGATCCAAACTTACTACTTGATTTGTATAGAAACTTATGAAACGAGTTGTCTTATGTGTAACTAACCCTCAAGATTTTATTGACGAACTTGACAATTATAGTCTAATGATTGTTAATCCAGCATCTACGCCAGAAAGATTAAAATACTTATTTGATAAATCAGACTATAGTTTGTTGATAACCGATTCAGAACACAAGTATAGAGACGGCGGCAATTACCATAATGAACGACTGTTATGGTACACTTCTGGCACCACCGGAGACAGTAAGTTTTGTAGTTTTTCACAAGAACAACTAGACTTATTGAGTCAAAGAATATGTCAATCTTATGATATAACTGCCAATGATAGATATACCGGAATTATGGGGTTATGGCATGCGCACGGGCAAGGATTTTATTGGGCTACAAAATTAGCCAAATGCGAACGCTCGTTTATATCGGTCAAGGACATTAAAAAATTAGAAAAAAATAATCCAACATTTATAACTGCTATTCCTGATATTTTAAAAGCCGTTCTTCAATTTGATTTTGATCAATTACGATTTGTTAGATCAGCAAGCTCTGCTTTGGCATCTACATTACGCAATGACTTAAAAAATAAATTCCAAGTTCCTGTGATAGAAGCATTTGGTATGACTGAAGCATTGAGTCATTGTTTTACAAATCCGCTACATGGTGAACAAAGAATTGGTACCGTGGGATTACCTGATGGTATATTAGCCGACATTGTCGATAGCAAATTATATATCAAAGGACCAACCTTGGCTACCCCAGATTGGTACGATACTGGTGATCTAGCAACAAAAGATGAAAAGGGTTATTTCAAAATACTGGGCCGGCACCGAGATCAAATCAATGTTCGAGGATTAAAAATAAATCCGGTTAGTTTAGAAACAAAATTAAAAGCACTATCTGGGATAGTCGATGCAGTTGTCTTTGGAAGTAATTCTGTGAAATGTTTATACGTCGGGGATGTTGCGCCTGATTTGATCGTTAAATGCTTGATGTCTTTAGGCAACCATTGCCGCCCAAAACTTTTAAAACAAGTAGACACTATTCCTATTGGTAGTTCAGGCAAAATTTCTAGATCTTGGTTGGATCAGGAATTTTAAAATGAAAATTTATGTAACCGGCGATAGTTGGACCAAGGGAGATGGATTGGCGTATCCCGAATTAGAATCATGGCCGTCTATCTTAGGCAATATGTTAGGGGCGCAAGTATACAATGATGCATTCTTATCCGGATCCAATGCACATTTTATGTACAAAGTTATAAAACATTTAAAAGATGATTTTGATTTGTACTTAATTGCGTGGACCCATACTTCTAAATTTACTTTTTATAAAAATGATAATAACCATGATGTACACTTTAATACAATCTTAAAAAATAATTTTTACGATCAACAAGATTATTATAAAATTTGGGGGCGTACATTGTTTCAAGTTTGGCACAATAAATTATACGCTTTTAAATTATGGTTGCAACAAATTATACAGATGCAGGCAGTGTTGGAACGTGCAAATAAAAATTATTTAATGGTAAACACTCATTCAAATAATTTAGACCAATGGCTAGCTCCTTGGCCAAATTTTATTGATTCTGTAAAAAATTTAATAAATTTTAATATTATGAGTGATGAACAAATTTATGCCGAGTACGAAGAAATAAACTATTACGTAAAGCTAATAAACACCGATCGATTTTATAAATGGAATCAATTTTACATAAAACAACTAAAATTTAATGAAGTAGGATCCGATAAACACCCGGATGCAATCGGACATATTGCCATTGCAAACGAACTGCATAATAGTGTACAATTAATAAATGTTTAAAATAAAAGATTTAACGGTGCGCAATTTTATGAGCGTGGGTAATACCACTCAAGCGGTTAGCTTTGACCGTAACGACTTAACTCTTGTACTAGGCGAGAATTTAGATCTCGGGGGCGACGACAGTGGAGCACGTAACGGCACGGGCAAGACTACAATCATAAATGCATTGAGCTATGCCCTTTACGGCAACGCCTTAACTAACATCAAGAAAGATAACTTGATCAATAAAACCAATACCAAAGGTATGATGGTTTGTATTGACTTTGAAAAAGATGGACACAGTTATAGGATTGAGCGTGGTCGCAAACCCAATGTGATTCGGTTCTTTGTAAACGATCAAGAAAAAGAAATTACAGATGAAGCGCAAGGCGATAGCAGAGAAACGCAAGCCGAAATTGAACGTATGCTGGGTATGAGTCACGAAATGTTCAAACACATTGTGGCCTTAAACACATATACTGAACCTTTTTTAAGTTTAAAGGCAAATGATCAAAGAACTATCATTGAACAACTGTTAGGCATTACCCTATTAAGTGAAAAAGCAGAGTTGTTAAAAGAACAAATCAAAGCAACAAAAGATGCTATTACTCAGGAAGAGTTTAGAATCAAAGCTGTCACAGACGCCAATTCTCGCATACAAGAACAAATAGAAAATCTAAAACGCAGACAAACGCTTTGGCTTAAAAAGCACGACGAAGACTTAGACAAATTGGTTGCGGCATTTGATGAATTGAATGCTTTAGATATTGAAGCAGAACTTGTAGCACACCAAAAGTTAAACGAGTACAGTAAAAAGAAAGCCGAGATTGACAAAATAAAAGGTTATATCGCACAAAACGAGCGGGACCAATCACGTGAAGATAAAATATTAACCAAGTTACGAGCCGAGTTAGAAGCACTACAAAATCATCAATGTCATGCATGTGGTCAAGACTTACATGATGATAATCATGTGCAGATGCTAGAAGACAAGCAAAAACAAATTAGTGAAGTTGCACTAAATGCATTGAGTGCCCATACTCAGTGGCTTGAGAATACCGAAGCATTAACTCAGTTAGGTGAACTAGGAGATAAACCAAAAGTATATTATACAAGCGAAGCAGATGCTTTTGAGCATCGTAGCAGTATGGGTAGTATCCTAGCACAGTTAACTGCCAAGCAGGAAGAAGCCGATCCCTATGCAGAACAAATCGTAGAGATGAGCACTCAGGCATTAGAAGAAATTGATTACGGTACTATGAATGAACTTGATCGTATTCGCCAACATCAAGAGTTCCTGCATAAATTATTGACTAACAAAGACAGTTTTATCCGTAAACGTATTATTGATCAAAACTTAAGCTATCTAAATGCACGTTTAGGACAATACTTAGATCGTATTGGTTTACCGCATACAGTTAAATTTAACAATGACTTAACTGTGGCAATTAGTGAACTGGGTAGAGAACTGGACTTTGATAATTTAAGTCGTGGTGAACGCAATCGATTAATATTATCTCTGAGTTGGAGCTTCCGTGATGTATGGGAAAGCCTATATCAACCCATTAACTTACTATTCATTGACGAGCTCATTGATTCGGGCATGGATAGCAGTGGTGTTGAGAATAGTTTAGGCATACTTAAAAAGATGAGCCGCGACGCTAACAAATCAATTTGGTTAGTATCACACAAAGACGAGCTGGCCGGAAGAGTACATAATACTTTGCACGTAGTTAAAGAAAACGGATTTACAAGTTATAATACAGATGTCGATATTACGTAAGATATTAATTACCGGCACGTCAAGTGGGTTAGGCAAAGAATTGTTTAATCAATTAAAAGTTACCAACGATGTTATTCCGCTGACTCGACAAAATTTAGATTTGTCGGCTATAGATTCTGTACAAAAATATATAATGCCAAGACTTGATATGCTTATCAACTGTGCCGGGACTGATATTGGCGGTAAGATTGAATTTGTTCAGCACGATTCTACATATATAGTTGATATACTCAATACAAATTTTATTGCCCCCATTTTACTTACACAAAAAGCCTTAATTCTAAATAGCCAATGTAAAATAGTGAACATTACAAGTACCAATAATAAACGCTATTGGCCAAATGATTTGGCTTACAGCTTATCTAAAAAAAGTTTATCTACATTCGGTAATATGTTGCAAATAGAATATCCCAACCTGCAGTATTTAGAGGTAGTGTTGGGTTTAACCAAAACTAACTTTAATTTAAATAGATACAAACATAATCCAAATAATATAGACAATTTATATTCTAATCCGCATTTGACCACAACAGATGTTGTACAACAATTAATGCCCATATTATGGGATAACAAAATAAAATCTATGGAGATATCTCCATGAAATACCCTTGGCAATTGTATCATTGGCATTTTGAAGTTAGCGGCAAATGTACTTTAAAATGTCCCCGATGCCCAAGGAACGATACTGATCCGGTTCCTTGGATTAATAAAGAATTAACACTAGATTTTTTTAAAAAGACTCTGTCTCCGGAGTTGTTGAAAAATACAGTTAAGAGAATTACAATGTGTGGAGATATCGGTGATCCAATATATGCCAGTGAGTATATAGACATTGTTAATTATATTAAAACGCACAACGATAAAATACATGTGTACACTATCACAAATGGAAGTTATAGAAAAGAGTCTTGGTGGCGAGACTTTGCAAAAGTAAGCAACGAATATGATACTGTGAATTTTAGTATCGATGGATACGATGATGCCTCAAATAATTTATATCGTATAGGCAGTAATTGGGATAGTATAATGCAGGGCATGAGTATTATGTGTAATAGCCCTGCGTTTGTTTATTGGGCAACTATTATGTTTTCTTTTAATCAAGATCATATAGACAAAATTAAAAATCAAGCTATTGCAATCGGATGCGATGGATTGCAATTAACTTATAGTACAAAATTTGGTAGCAAGTACGGAGAAGCATATGGCGGGCAAACAGATCCTTTAGAACCCCGTTTAGAATTTATCAGCAAGACTCATCGATATGAAAGATATTTCACAAATCTTTCCGGAAGATCCCAAAAGAACGACGAATACCTTAATCAAAATAAATTATTGTTCTTAGAGAAAAAAGAACTGTATAACAAATTTATAACACCCATGTGTTCAATTGGAAATCGTGGAATCTATGTAAGTGCTGATGGGGTGTTACATCCTTGCAGTTGGGTTAGTTTTCCCTATGTATCTATGTCTACTTCTAGAAAAACTATACATTTTAAAGACAGTTTTCATCAAATTTATAGGGATAAGTTAAATTTAAATCTAAGAACACTAGAAGAAGTACTAAATGACAAAATCTGGGCAAATTTATTTGATTCTTTCAATGATCCCAACAAGGCATGGGTAGAATGCGAACAAAAATGTGGGTGTAGTCTAGTAAACGAAGATTACGCCGTTGGATGGCTTACCAATTGAATATATAATTTTAATCATGGCACATAAAATCATAACTATATTACATGACATGGATATATCAAAACTCACCCGTAGAGAATTTACCCGAGGACTGTGTGGGGTTTGTGTATCTTATCACAAATAATCTATCTGGCAAAAAGTACATAGGCAAAAAACTAGCAAAATTCGCAAAAACTACATACAAAACTGTAAAACTCAAAAACGGCACGAAGAAGAAAAAGAAGATACGCAGTAAAATCGACTCTGACTGGCGCGAATATTATGGCTCAAACGATCAACTCAACCGAGATGTTCTAATTCATGGCACCGAAAACTTTACTAGAGAAATACTCTATTATTGCAACAGCAAAGCTGAATGTAGTTATATAGAAGCTCGTGAACAATTCACTAATAGGGTATTAGAATCTACAGATTATTATAACGGACAGATATCTGTTCGTGTCCATGGCTCCCACATACTAAACAAACTCAACGGATAACGACTCGCACAAGTCTTAAAACGTGTGCCTAGCGACAACCGGATAAAAACGGGGACGGAAGACTCAGCGCCGTACTGAGCACTTAGCAACTATCCTTAACAGGACGACGATTGGATATGCCTTCATACAACCAGTTTTGCTATTTGAAAAGAATTAATAAAGGCTAAATGAGTGGGTAACTCCCACAGGTTAGTATAGTATGTTAGCGTATATTATATTAACTGCCGTTGAATAAAGACGGAGCTCGAGGTACAGGTCAACCGCCTCTGTAAT